ACAGAATATACAAAGTGCATGGATAACCCTTTGTACTTTATCGAAAACTACATACGAATTGTTTCTCTTGATGAGGGACTAGTGCCTTTTAAACTATATAATTTTCAAAAAGAAATGGTGGGTACGTTTCATAAAAACCGTTTTACAATCTGCAAACTTCCAAGACAGTCTGGTAAATCCACAACAATTATTGCGTATCTTTTGCACTATGTCTTATTCAATGGCAATGTTAATGTTGCGATACTAGCCAACAAGGCCGCAACCGCCAGGGACTTGTTAGGACGGTTACAACTCGCATATGAACACCTTCCTAAGTGGTTACAACAAGGAGTGATGTCGTGGAATAAGGGAAGTTTAGAACTGGAAAACGGTTCTAAGATACTTGCATCGTCTACATCTGCAAGTGCGGTTCGTGGTGGCTCATACAATATTATATTCCTAGATGAGTTTGCATATGTTCCATCAAATGTTGCAGAGCAGTTTTTTAGTTCGGTATATCCTACAATATCATCTGGTAAAACAACAAAGGTAATGATTGTATCCACACCGCATGGTATGAATATGTTCTATAAACTCTGGACAGACGCAGAGAACGAAAGAAACACATACGTTCCGATTGAGGTGCATTGGAGTGAAGTGCCAGGCCGTGATGAGGAATGGAAAAAAGAAACGATCAAGAATACATCACAGTCGCAGTTCAACACAGAGTTTGAGTGTGAGTTTCTTGGTTCGATTGATACATTGATTGCACCGTACAAACTAAAAACACTTGCATACCTTGACCCAGAAACTTCACACAAAGGATTAGATGTGTATGAGTCACCGCAGAAGGGACGGACGTATTTGTTGACAGCTGACGTATCGAGAGGGACATCTAATGACTACTCTGCGTTTGTGGTATTTGATGTATCGGAAGTTCCGTATCGAATTGTTGCGAAGTACAGGGATAATGAGATAAAACCTCTTATCTTTCCTAGTAAGATATACGATGTCGCAAAAGCATACAACCAAGCGTTCGTTCTGGTTGAGGTTAACGATATCGGAGAACAAGTTGCAAACGCATTACAATACGACATGGAATATGATAACCTTATTATGGCCTCCATGCGTGGGCGCGCTGGCCAAGTTCTAGGTGGTGGATTCTCAGGGGGTAAGGCTCAGATGGGAGTCAGAACTACAAAGGCGGTCAAGAAGATAGGTTGTTCCAATCTAAAACAATTAGTCGAGGATAACAAACTAATTGTACAGGACTATGATTGTATTAACGAACTATCTACCTTTATCGTCAAGGGTGCATCATTTGAAGCGGATGACGGTTGCACTGATGACTTGGTTGCGTGTATGTTTATCTTTGCATGGACAACAGACCAACAATATTTCAAGGAACTGACTGACCACAATATAAGACAACAGATGTATAGAGAACAACAAGACCAACTCGAACAGGACATGGCTCCATTCGGATTTGTGGTCAATGGATTGGAAGATGAAAATACTGGAGGTATGACTGATGAGTACGGAACTCGTTGGGCTCCTGTCGTGCGTACCTACGATTCTAACTGGTAATCAGGAAAGAAAAGAGTAATTAGAGTCTATCAGATCGTAATCAAGTTTAATCCAACAGTTAGCACAGACTATTCTTGATTTTTCGATAAGTTCGATAACGTCTTTGCGACTTTCGTTATTCATACCTTTTCGTTTGGTTTGCTTACGAATCTCTACATCATGAGGGTAAAATCTGAGACACACTGTTTCACTTTCACCACAATGCACACAGGACTCGTCAGCAAGGTAATCGTTTAGCCATGCAACACGTTTGCGATAGTTTCTTCTTGCAACCTTTTTTATGGTTTCGCTATATTTTTCGTAATGTGCGTTTGTCATAGTTTTATTTATATGTTTAGATACATATAAAATGACGATTTGTAAAACAGATTTTTTATAAATATAATCAAAAGATAATTTAACTCTTTCACATAGGAGAATAACAATATGGCTTTTCTAGTATCTCCAGGCGTTCAAGTAAACGAAGTAGATTTAACGAATGTCGTTCCAGCAGTTGCAACCTCTATTGGTGCAATTGCAGGGCCCTTTGAAAAAGGCCCAGTTAATTCCATAGCGGATATTTCATCTGAAGAACAGTTAGTAAAAACTTTTGGCAAACCTAACGCAAGTAATTTTGAATGGTGGTTTACTGCAGCTAACTTTTTACATTATTCTGACTCACTAAAAGTTGTTCGTGCTGGAAGTTTAGACACATTAAAAAATGCTGTTGTAAGTGGAACAGCAGTTCTTATTCGTGATACTGATCATTATACCGCAGAATATTCAAGTGGTAGTAATAGTGTTGGATCTTGGGCTGCAAGAACCGCTGGTACATGGGGTAACTCAATCGGAGTTTCTATTTGTCCAACTGCACAAGCATACGAACAACATCTTGGTTCAAATAATCTTGTTAATGATTCGTCTGTTTCCATAGGTGATACAACTATTGTTGTAGATGACGTTGATGCAAGTGGATATGCAATTAATGTGGGGGATATGATTTCATTCTCATCAGCAGATTCATCTTCTAATATAGAAAACTTTACACATATCACTGGTGACGAAGGTAATGAATATGAGGTTACTGCGGTAGATACTTCAACAAATACAGTTACATTTCGTTTAAAAGATGATCCAAACGGAGATGGGTTGGCAGTTGCAGTTTCAGACAATTCTTTTATTCGTAGAAGATGGAGATTTGCTGACCTTTTCAGACAAACTGATGCAAGAAAAGAGAGAGATGCAACTTCTGGAAAATACTCTAAAAGAAAACCTGGCCCAGGCACTTCAGAATGGGCAACACAAAACAATCGGGGTGTAAATGATGAATTGCACGTTGTTGTTTATGATACAACTGGTGATATTACAGGATTTGATGTAGATGCTGCTGGACAAAGATCAAACGCAGTTATAGAAACATTTGATGGTATGTCTAAAAATCCAAGTGCAAAAACACCACAGGGTAGTAATAATTATTATCCTGATGTAATCTATAGATCTTCTGAATACATTTATTGGATGGATCATCCTAGTGCTGGAATTAATTGGGGCTCAGATGTAGACGGTACACAAGGTTCACTTTTGTTAGATGGAACGGATAGTTCATCAACTGATGCTGGAGACAATGTTGTTCTTGATGCATCTGCTAGTGCTCAAGAAGATATGAATGATAACATTACGTTGGAAGATGGTACAAAAGGATATAGTGCAGTAGATACTCCAACCAAAACTGAACTAGCAAGTGGTGCAGATCATTATGCTGTAACAGCAGGTCAATTAGAAATTGGATATGATAGATTTGATGACCCAGAAAATGTTGATGTTAATTTAGTTTTAGGTGCTCGTGGTGGTGGTGCTGGTGATACCAGACTTACATTAGACACTCATGTAACCATGATTACAGACCTTGTTGAAAAACGAAGAGACTGTGTAGGATTTGTTTCACCCCATAGAGGTGCAACAGTGGGTGTTGCAGAAAGACGCACACAAACTGAAAATGTTAAAAATGCATTTGATTTATGTCCGTCATCTTCCTATATGGTATTTGATAGTGGATACAAATATATGTACGACAAGTATAATGATGTCTATCGATTTGTACCTTTAAATGGTGATACTGCTGGACTCTGTGCATTTACAGATAGAGTTGCAGATGCTTGGTTCTCGCCTGGCGGTTACAATCGAGGAAATGTAAGGGGTGCAATTAAACTTTCTTATAATCCGAATAAAGCAGATAGGGATATTCTTTATACATCAAGAATTAATCCAGTAGTTAATTTTCCAGGCCAAGGTGTGGTGTTGTTTGGTGACAAGACTGCACTTTCCAAACCAAGTGCATTTGATAGAATCAATGTTCGTAGATTGTTCTTGGTTATGGAAAAGGCAATCGCAACAGCTGCTAAATTCCAACTCTTTGAGTTCAACGATGAATTTACAAGAGCACAGTTTAGAAGTTTGGTAGAACCTTTCTTAAGAGATGTTCAAGGACGTAGAGGTATTACAGATTTTAGTGTCGTATGTGATGCATCAAACAATACAGGAGAAGTTATTGATAGGAATGAGTTTGTTGCAGACATCTTCGTTAAACCTGCTAGAGCAATTAATTTTATATCACTTAACTTTATTGCAACACGAACAGGTGTAGCATTTAGTGAAGTTCAAGGGTAGGAGAATAAGATGGCAAGTATAGACGATTTTAAAGCAAACCTAATTGGTGGGGGTGCTCGTGCAAACCAGTTTAGAGTCACAATTACTCCACCGCCTGGCATTGCAATTGGACTTGATGTTAGAAGAACTTCATTTCTCTGTACCGCAACCAATTTGCCTGGCATGACGTTAGGTGAGGTTGCAGTACCATTTAGAGGAAGAAATATTTACATAGCTGGTGACAGACCAGAGTTTGAAACATGGACAACAACTTTCTATAACGATACTGATTTTATGATTCGTAACGCGATGGAAAGATGGAATAATGGTATCAATGATTTAAGAGAAAATACAGGAGTTACAACTCCAGCTGATTATCAATCAGATTTATTTGTTGAACAATTAGATAGAGATGAAACAATACTGAAAAGTTACATTTTTAAATCTGCATATCCACTGACAATTGGAACCATTGATTTATCATCTGACACAACAAACGCTCTTGAAACTTTTGAATGTACTTGGAGATATCAACACTTTGAAGCATCTGGCGTAAACTTCTAATTTGAAACCTACTAAATAATACAACATAGTAGGAGTTATTATGGCTGAACTTTTTGGATTCCGTTTTGAAAGAATGAAAGATGTAGGGGGAGAGAAATTTACTCTCCCTGCTTCTGACGATGGCACTGTAGAAATTGCTGGTGGAGGTTTCTTTGGTCAAGTTTTAGATACCGATGGTAGAGAAAGAACTGAACA